GCCGACGAACGGACAACTGGTCGTCGTACCAGTGAGGATTCGGGGGTCTCCTCGGGAGTGTTTTCTTGGGAGCGGCGTTGGTGAATACTCGCGCGCTTCGGGAAAGGATATTCGGGAGTGCTCTCGCTCATCTCTGTCCTTCCTCGAGGACAATTTCCCTTCCGGGAGCTTGTCCGCTCATTCGTTCCATCTCCAGGGCTGTCTCCAGAATAATCGAGGCCGCCACTTGATCAATCATCTGTCGATGTTCGCGTCGTCCGACACCGGCTTGAAGCAAACGTTCGTGTCCTTCGTGTGAACTCAAGGGTATATTCCTTACCCTCAAATTCAAAATTAAGCTGCTTTGCCATTTATAATTCCTCCTAATTGTCAATTGTAATTACTGTAGACGGTGCAATTGTGATTGTCATACCTACAACTTCATTGGTACCACCACCCTTTGCATGTACCGAAAGGGAACCCTTGAACTTAAACTTACCCTTATCGCCTGTTGGTGTGAGTGTTCCACCTGTCTCGTTACCACCAAACCATACAGCAAACTCCTTCTCAGTTCCTTCCATCTGCTTAAGTCTCTTATATTCATCTAAATCATAATTTGCAGAGAACTCAAGCGAACTGAGCGACTGAATACCCGGTATATATGTCTGCATTGAATCCGACAATGTTGTTGTCTCAAGCATCTCAGGTGCTCCACCTAAATCCGGGAAATCTTTAATATCAATTAGCTTCTCAAAAGCTGTAGAACCTTTTACCATAAGAAAAATCTTATATGTGCTAATAGCCATTTATATTTACCTCCTGTAAATTGTTTTATCCTTAGATATGATTGCTCTATACCTTGCAACCACTCTATATATCGTTGCATTCTCTTCATTAGGGATTGGATTCATCATTGTCCTTGTAAATCCTAATTCCCCCATTTCAGAATCAATAATTGCTAAAATTGCCTTGCATTCACTCTTTTTACCACTTGTCTTGTTAGAGTAAACATTCACCTCATATAGTACCTGTACATGGTTTTCGATATTGCTCGAATCCCTGGTACTTCTAAGTACTTGATTATCCATCTCAATGATAGATACACAAGGGAAGGACGGTGGTGCTTTAACATATTCACCTGTCATAAAGATTTTTGGATATTTATTTCTCACGATTGTAGCCAATCTTTGAAATATCTCATTTTCAATATCAATCACCCAAACACCTCCCTTGCTATGCTTACTATATCATTACAAACAGTGGTTACAGCTTTTGACATAGGCATACTTGCCGGTGTACCGTGTGTGAGTCTAAGTTCGCCATCTTCAAAATATCCCCATGTTGTCTTCTTACCGTAACCCTTACCATAACTACCGATAGTCAGTCCCAGTTCAGCACCCTTAGGATGTGGTGAAGTACCGATTGAACCGTTGTGGTATACACCTGCACCGAACTCAATCCATACCGCATCTTCTCCGTTTGCGATTACAACTGAGATATCACCTTTAGTATCAACTGTAACATCCACTTGCCCTGCTATATCCGTATCGTCTACTAAATCGTCAAGTATCGCACCATTAAACCCGATCTGAGATTCTTTAGCTAAAGCCTTTGCTACTTTGTCTTGAAATAATTTAACTTTCCTACTGAATTCTTCTTTGTATTTATTCAAGTTGTTGAGTGCTTTATCTATACCTTCTTCAGATAGGGTTACTGAAATAACACTTCTACCCACTTACTTCTACCCTACTTATAGCGATTGAAACGCTGTTAATGCTCTTTGCTACCTTTTTTACAATATGGTCATGTGGTGTAGCTATACTGCCATCGTCATTTAGTAGTAAGGCACCATCTTCGCTTAGCTTCGGTACCGTATCTACCCATAGTATGGTATACGCGTCTATCGGTGGGGCATCTTTATCCATTACGATTATTCTATCGTAATTCTCGCTCTCACCGAATTGCCTGGTACTTGTCTCACCCTTAGCCGCTGAAATATTAGCAAAGCATTCAATAGGGTTACCCCATCTTCTCTCATATTCGCCTGTGTTATTCCCATATTCATCAACTTTAGGTACTTTATCCACATATAGGGCATAATAAAATTTACTTTTATTTCTATTCATCGTTTTCATTTTATTATCCCCACATGTGGTGTCACACTCCTAAGCATTGATGTTGGTATATCCGCATTCTCATAACTACGGGTTATACCATTCTCCGAATGTGATGTTTGACCTTCAGCACCTCTTTTATTTAACAAATACGCTGCTAACTCACACTGTAATACATCGTACCTACTAGGGACTTCGGTTATGTCATTGTCATAAGGATATGCTTTATTTATTATCTTGTCCCCTGCTATCTTCAGATAGGTGGATAGCACGATATTACTATCTGTACTATCACCTATCATAGCTTTTAACATTTCAAGCTTTTCCTCATTAGTCATACTTAACCTATCTCATAAAATCCTTCGGTACTTGGGTTAGTGGTAGGAGTACCAACAATGTATCCTGTACCATTAGGCTTGTAATAAACCTTACCGGCTGTAACTGTGGCATCGGTACTCTTCTTAGCCTTACCCGCGATAACCTTAACCGCCTTAGTGGCATCTGTGAGAGCCGCAAGATAATACTTTCTTGACCAGATAGTATTCTCACGTCTGTCTCTATCCCTATCCTGCTCTACTTCTACACCCTTCTTATTAAACAGAGTGACTGCGGTACCTGTGGCAACAATTACTGTACCCTTATCGGCATCCTTCTTAGTGAAGATGTTCACACCTGCAACAGTGCCGACATATCCTGTTCGAACAAATGTCTCAACATACTTTAAATCCTCAGCCAAATTCTTTCTGAGTTCAGCCACATCAGCCGGGCTAACGAATGCAAATGCAAGACTTGCCACCTTCTCGGCTTCATTATCTGTATACTCAATATTCAAACTTGCTACCGCGTCCGCAAATGCTGCAAAATTCAACTTCTCAGCCGCTACCGCCATATTCGCCTTCTTAAACTCAGTGTAGATACTCTTATTTACATAATTGAAAAGGTCTGTACCCATATGTCTTACACCAACAGGGACTAACATAGGGTCTGTCATTTCCTGTTCGTCAAAGTACTTAAATCTGTTCTGTGCTAACAAAATCTCATACTCTCTCTTAGCATACTTAACTTCAATACTCTTAGTATTACCATTACCCATTGTAAGGGTCTCTGTGCCATCAGTAGCGGAATACACATTGATTTGTCTCTTCATACCTGCTGTACCGGTAAGGGAATTATCAACCTTACAAAACTGCTGTAAATCAAGATGTGACTTGTACTGATCCTCTATCTCATTCGATAGATAAAAATTTTCATAAATTGTATGAGCCATTATTCATTACCTCCTGTATCTGTATATAATGATTTGTATTCTTCGGGATTGGTCTTTGAAAATTCATACCTCTCCTTAGGAGACATCTTTTTCAATCCCTCAAGGGTCATACTCTTAGCCTCACCATCACCTGTCGGCTTCGGTGTATTCTTTAAAATATCAGCCTTCAGTTTCTTTTCGACACTAGCTAAATGCTTCTGCTGGTTGGTAAATACAACTTCGGAATTACCATCAATCATAGCCTCTGCCGTTGAATCAGCTAACTCCTCGTCATATCCTAATCCCAGTAGCTTAGCTTTATACTTAGATATATTACTTTCTCTAAGTAAAGCATTATACTTGGCTTCAAGTTCCGCCCTTTCCTCCTGTTCCTTCTGTTTGCTAATTTCATCCTCTGTCATCTTCGCCTTCAACTGTCTTTTAGCCTCAGCTAATTCAGATGCGGTCTTATCAAACAACTTCTTCTTTATATATCCGTCATGATTATCTTCAGCGTCATATGACTCCAATGCTGCAATCTTCTCCTCAGGTGTCATATCAGCATATCCTTCAATCTTAGATACATCTATCTTCATTATTCATTACTCCTTTGTCTTTTTACATCTTCTGTGATATCATCTGTGATTTCCGTCTTCTCTGACATAATTTCTTTTTCCTTAATCATCTGCTCTTCATAGTATTTCATACTCATAGAATAAGCAGACTCCGCATCACTAAACATTCCACTGTGTTGGAAAGCCAACTGTGGATGTATTTTAGGTTCCTGTAACATTGATATAAGAACCTGTGATTTACTCTGTATAGCCTCGTAATTCCTACGGGTGAACTTCATATCAATGTCTCTAAGATGCAGTGTACTGTCTCTTAAATCTTCACATATCCTTAGTACCAGCTTAAGCATCTTCTTTTCAGCTCTCTTAAAGACATTCTCACTGTCCTTTGCTCTTGCTTCAGCATCAGACCAACCGTCTCTAAGTACAACCGCTGCACCTGTATCACTTGTGGATTTACTACCGTTTCTATTCGGCATACCACATATTGTAAGCATTGCATTATAGTAATCGTCTTTAAGTGTCTGTGATTGTGTCTGATTAAGTTCTGTGGTGACTACACCAACATCCGCCGCTTGCCCATCAACTGACTTAACCTTTATTGCACCTAACTCAAGAAACTCTCGGTACTCTTCTTTTGAGATATCGCAATTTATAAACTTGATAAATGCCTGGACCAGCTGTTCTACACCATCCATACGATTACTTGCGACATTATTCATCGCATCCAGTAGCGGTAATACTATCTCAAACGAACCTAATCTTGCATTATTAGCCGGATATTCAATAATAGGGATATCTCCCAGTGCGTGTGTCTGAGCATTTGTTATTAAATCACCGTCAATGGTAAAGTAATTATCCTTTGTGTACACCGAATAATGCTTTACATTATCATCGTCAACATAGTACTTAACCCCCATTAAAGGTTCATTACCTATTTCACTCGAGTAGACTACAAATGTATTTCTTGGGTCTAAGGTATATATCTCAAATGGGGCTTCGTCTAAATCGTCAGAACTGTCAGGTAACACCATTCTAAATGCTGTACCACATATCATTTGCCACTCTACAATCTCCTGGTCTTGAGATACCTTATCTTCAGCAAACATATATTCATTTAAAATATTTACCTGTTTTACTATATCTTCATCACCACTTCGACTCACATACTGGATAGGCTCACCGCAAAGATATCCTACCTTGAACGATACAATCTCATTCGCCCTATTCTCTACAATCCTATTGCATATCTCAGGTCTAACTTCCTTTACGCGATATCTTATTGGCTGGTCACCCTTATAATACTTGTATAAATAATCAATATCACCGCTATTCAAATTATGTATATCAAGGGATTTTCTGAGAACTTCCTGCAAATTGTCTTTGGTTATTTCCTTTACACTCATCTTGATAACTCGTCTACCATTCATTATCTTCGTTTCATTCCTCATACTCCTCCTTTCGTATACAATAAAAAGGTGCAAGACTACTCAGAATCTTATGATTCCGTGCAATCTTGCACCTCGTAAGGGAAATAATGTTTACATTGTTATAATAGCATAAATATACATAATTATCAATAATAATTCATAATTTACCAAGGTCTTGTAAATACTTCAACCTTAGACGCAATCATACTTTGAGCAAACTCCGCAAGCATAGCCATACCATCGGGTACATCATCATGCTTATTCTTACCTGCTATAGTGTATGAGCAATCACTCCTCAAACCGCCACCCAAAGCCGCCCACCG